ATCCCTTTTGCACACTCACGCACTCACTGGAAATTTTTACAACATTGACCAACATTGAACACCATTGATCACAATTGTTAGCCTTGGCTAACTTGTACAACATTGTGCAACATTGTTGCCTGATACAATCAGCATACTAATTGTAACCTATGCAACAATTAGGTTCCTAACGTTTGTTCCAGTTTTGTTCCAATGTTGTGACCCCCCGGTGTTTTTATTTATATTTATGTCCATTGGGTCCATTTTTGGGGGAAAAGTAAAAATCCTTGGACCTCTATTGACAACATTGTCCAAACATTGTACAATAGAAGTAAATACCAGGAGTATTTTCATGGCTCGTAGACAGGCTAACCTTTGGGCTAACTACCGTAATCCCAAGGAACTAGAAGAAAATCTCACGGAAAAAGAACAAGCGTTTGTAGAGGCCTTGATTGACCAAAAGCTCGAACCTGAAGCAGCGTTTGACGCGGCTGGCTACACCGATAATTCTAACAAGCGCCGCCCTCGTGCTCTCATGTTGCAGCGTTACCTCTGGAGACATATCGAGAAGCGTATACAATCCCGCATTTCTGAAACTACTACGCTTGCTCTAAACGTCCTAGAAGACCTGATGCGCACAGCGGAGTCGGAGAACGTAAAGCTCAACGCAGCAAGAGACCTCCTAAGCAGAGCTGGCTACGACGCTGTCCACATGGTCAAACAGGAAACTACGATCAAAGAAGCTTCCGAGATGACCGACCAAGAGCTAGACAAAGCTATACAAAACTTGATCACCGACGACAAAGTTGTCCCCTTAAAGTCTCGTAAATGAACAGCAAGACACAAGCGTTAAAACTTCTAGAAGAAAAGAAGCGTAGAGTACTCACGACCCGTATTGCCCAATATGATCCCTACGCGTACCAACGTAGGTTCCACGCAGAGGGACAAGAGTGTCCACAGCGGATCTTAATGGCGGCAAACCGGGTAGGAAAAACCTTTTGCGGAGCAGCGGAAACCGCCTACCACATGACGGGCGAGTATCCAGAATGGTGGGAGGGGCACAGATTTGACAAGCCGGTGCGTGTCTGGGCCGCTGGCGAGTCCAACGACACCACCAGAGACATCATCCAGAAGGAGCTTTTCGGCCAGCCGCAGGACCCCGGCCAGCTAGGTTACGGCGCAGTACCGCTCAAGAACATAGTAGATACCATACGAAAGCCAGGTGTACCTAACGCGTTTAGCGCAGCCTTGGTCAAGCATAAATCAGGCGGTAATTCGCAAATTAGTTTCAAAGCGTACGAACAAGGGTTTGAAAAGTTCATGGGCGAAGCCATAGACGTTGTATGGCTCGACGAGGAACCAAGGCACGAGATTTTTAGCCAGTGTATAACAAGAACCGCAGATACAAGCGGCATCGTATACATGACATTTACACCGGAACGCGGGATGACAAGCGTTGTCTCTTCGTTCCTAAACGATCTAAAACCAGGCCAGAGCTTGGTAACTGCAACATGGGACGACGTTGAACACTTAGACGAGAAGACAAAAGAACAGCTGCTAGCCGTATACAGCCCAGCAGAGCGGGATATGCGCTCTAAGGGCATACCGGTGTTCGGATCTGGTCTTGTCTACCCGGTCAAGGAAGAAGACATCGTCTGCGACGACTTTGAGCTGCCTAGTCACTTCAGGTGCTTGGCGGCTATTGATTTTGGATATGATCACCCCACAGCCGTGAGTTGGGCTGCGTACGACCCGGACGATGACATCATCTACGTGTACGACGAATACCGTAGGAGCAAGGAGACACCGCTGACACACGCGTCGGTGATAAACTCCAGAACTCCTGGAATGCCCGTGGCGTTCCCTCACGACGGTCTACAGCACGACAAAGGCAGCGGGGTACAGTTAGCACAGCAATATAGAGACTTGGGCGTGTACATGCTGCCTGAGCACTTTTCTAACCCACCGGTCAACGGAGCCAAGAATGGAAATAACTCAGTTGAAGCTGGAATTAGCGAGATCCTACAGAGATTCGAGACTGGCCGTTTACAGATTTTTAGCTCGTGTCAAGAAACGCTTGAGGAACTGCGGCTCTACCATCGTAAGAACGGTAAAGTCGTTCCGATAAAAGACGACTTGCTCAGCGCTATGAGATACGCGGTGCTCTCAGTTGAACGCTTTGGAGAACGCTCCAAGAACAAGACGCACTACCGCCGGTACGAGTTTGATAAACCAATTCAGTATTCCAACGCGGGGATTGTATGATGGCTAAACAGCGCGGTCTCTACGCTAACATAAACGCTCGGAAGAAGAAGGGCATCAGCCGTTCTAAGAAAAAGAGCACCATTTCAGACAAGGCCTACGCTGCGATGAAAGCTGGCTTTCCGAAGAAGGGGAAAAAGCGTGGCTCTTGAACTCTCTGACGACGAAATCATTGCGCTTGTAGATACCGAGATCAACGGTAGTACATCGTACCTAGACTCCGAGATCGCTAATCAGCGCGAAAAATCTATGGAGTACTTCTACGGGGAACCCTTTGGCAACGAAGAGGAAGGACGTTCCCAAGTAGTCGTAACCGACGTTCAAGACACCATCATGTGGATGATGCCTACGCTGATGCGCGTGTTCACAGCTGGTGACAACGTTGTAAGCTTTGAGCCAGAAGGGCCAGAAGACGAGGAGGTAGCAGAACAGGCTACCAACTATGTAAACCACGTCTTCTACCACCAGAACGATGGGTTCATGGTCCTGTACAATATGTTCATGGACGCTCTGATCCAGAAGACAGGCGTGGTTAAGCACTACTGGGAAGAGCTAGAAGACATCACTAGCGAGAGCTACCAGAACTTAACAGACCAAGAATACAACCTGCTGCTCCAAGACGACGAGCTAGAGCTAGACCAGCACAGCGAGCGCACCGAGTACCGTCAGGCAATAGATCCTGCCAGTGGCGAGGTGATCCAGATAGAAGAGACCGTGCACGACGTGGTCTTTATCCGCAGGTCTACCAAGGGCAAGGTCACTGTCGAAAACGTACCGCCAGAAGAGTTCCTGATCAATCGCGGTGCTAAGAACATCAAAGACGCACGTTTCATCTGTCACCGTTCGACCAAGAGCCGTAACGACCTGATCCGCATGGGCTTTGACGAAAAGCTAGTAGAAAGCCTTCCAGCGTATAGCTCTGGTGCAAACGACATCACCACAAGCCCAGAGTACATAGCCAGACATTCCTACGACTCTACCCAAATAGCTCCGAGCGAATCTACCGCTGACTACGATCAGCTCGTAGAAGTCTATGAGTCCTATTTAAACTTGGAGATGGACGATTCTGAAATCGCTGTGCTGCACAAGGTAACACACAGCGGGAAAGAGATCTTAGACGTAGAGCCGATAGACTACAAACCGTTCAGCGCTATCTGCCCGTTACCAATACCCCACAAGTTCTACGGTCTGTCTATCGCGGAACTCATCCAAGACGTACAGCTGATACGCAGTACCCTGACCCGTAACTTGCTAGACAATATGTACTTGGCAAACAACGGCAGGTTCCAGGTGGTAGAAGGTCAAGTCAACATCGACGACCTGCTCACCAACAGACCAGGCGGTATAGTACGCACCAGATCGCTGAACGCTCTCCAGCCTATCCAGACACCAGCACTTCAGAACTACTCGTTCGAGATGCTAGAGTACTGGGACAAGATCAAGTCTGGACGCACTGGTGTAAACCCATCGACACAGGGCCTCCCCGCTGACGTACTCAAGTCTCATGTAACAGCAGGTGCAATCACCGGTGCATTGACTAACGCGCAGGGTCGTATCGAGCTAGTAGCGCGTATCTTCGCCGAGACCGGTGTGCGCGATATGTTCAAGGCGATCTACAACCTGGTGCAGCGCTACGAAAACCGGAAGCGCATTGTGCGCGTACGGAACAACTACGTACCGATAGATCCCGCTAGTTGGCGAGAAGACCTAGACGTACGCATCGAAGTCGGCCTAGGCTACGGAGATCAAGACGTAAAGCTTAATAACTTGTCTACGTTTACAACAGTGATCGAAAAGGTCGCAACGCAGACCGAGGGCATAGTAACCGCAGAGAACATCTACAACATGACGCGGGAACTAGCCGACGAACTCGGCATCAAGAACGTAGATCGCTTTGTCTCACCACCGCCACCACCGCAGCCAGAAGAGCCATCGGTGCAGGAGCAGATCGCACAAGCTCAGGCACAGGCGCAGCTCATGGTTGCACAGGCAGCACAGCAGGAAGCTCAGGTCAAGGCACAGGAGCTACAGATCAAAGCTGCCAAGGTCGAGCTAGAACGTATGGAAATAGAAGAGACTCTACAGATCAAGCGCGAAGAACTCAAGCTCAAGGGCATCGAGCTTGGCTACGAAATGACCTCTGGCGAAAACGTAAGGGCTTAAGATATGCAGAACAAACTCGCTTCGCGGATCATATCCAGCGAAAACATAACATCCACCGGCACTTCAGCGCAAAGCGGCAGTGCACCATTTGGCGCAAGAGTAGCACGTATAGCTACCTCGGCTAGCGTAAACATCGTAATAGGCGTAAATCCCACCGCTACAGCCGCTGGGACGCTCATAGAGGCCGGTGCTCCTAGTTACTTTGTAGTTATACCTGCCAGCGAACCAGGCGGCTCAGACGGCGAGAAAATAGCTTCTATCGGTACAGCTACGGTAAACGTGACCTGGCTGGAAGGCTAAGCCTATGGCTAGACAACATCCCTTTGGTCACAGAATTGTCAAAAGCGAACGCCTCAGTGTTTCATCTACCAGCGTACAATCTGGTACTTGTCCGTTTGGAGCTAGTATAGCTCAGATAAGATCTCACGGAACGTCTGGTTCTCCGCTTAACTACGTTCAAGTTGGTCTTAACCCAGTTGCTGTTACTGACGGGTCTTCTTCGTTCATACACAACGGAGACGCTGAGCACTTCCTGGTGAGACCTGACAGTTCTCCGGGAGCAGGTGACGGTGAAAAAATAGCTGCTGTTAGTAGTGCAGGAAGTGCCTATGTATTTATAGACTGGCTAGAGGCTTAAGCTATGGCAGAAGGCATCAGAATATCCCAGCTACCGCAGCTTCTCACAGCGGAGATCGACCAGAACGACGAACTGCCCATCGTCGATGTATCTGATAGTGCCACTAAGCGTATAACAAAGTCTGCTCTGCTCGCTGCCCCCTTTGACCCTATTGACGTCAACAGTGGCACCATCGACGGTACAACCATCGGAGCCACGTCTGCCAGCACCGGTGCCTTTACCACTCTGACAGCCAGCACAAACCTAAACGTAGGCAGCTCCACCACGATCACAGGTGTTCTAGACGAAGACGATATGGTCTCTGATAGCAACACCAAGCTAGCCACCCAGCAGTCTATCAAAGCCTACGTAGATAGCCAAGTAGCCACAGCAGATACGCTCTCCGAAGTACTTGCCCTGGGTAACACAACCGGCGGTACGAACCTTGTTGTAAGCTCTGGCGATACGATTACAACTAATACCATTGGCGAGACCACC